GGCGGCCCCCACCCCGCCCGAGTCGCCTCACGCGGCGGAGGGCACGGCGGCGCACGCGCTCGCGGAGATCGTCGCCCGTTTCGAGCTGATCGACCACGACGAAGCCGCCCGCGACCACGCCCTGAACCGCTGGACCTCCAAATACGGCGAGACCTACGACATGGTGGATATGCTCCGCCATGTGGGCAAGTACGTGGACCAGGTGCGCGCCGACCTGGACGCAGAACCGCACTCCGTCCTGCTCCTGGAGCAGCGGATGGCGACGGGGGTCCCCGGCGTGTGGGGGACGGGCGACGCGGTGGTGGTCTCGCCCCGCGCCGTGCGCGTCCTCGACCTGAAATACGGTCAGGGCGTGCCCGTGAACGCGGTCGGCAACCCGCAGCTCCGCCTCTACGGCCTGGGCGCGTTGAACGAGTTCGGGGACCTCCTGGGCACCGTGGAGGAAGTCAGCGTGACAGTCGTCCAGCCGCGCCTTGGCAGCGTGTCCTCCGAGACGCTCACCGTGAGCGAGCTGCTCGCCTGGCGCGACACCGTGGTGCTGCCCGGGGTCCAGAAGGTCGAGGACGGGTCAGACGAGTTCGGCCCTGGCGAGGCGGCTTGCCGCTGGTGCCCCGTGGCTGGCGAGTGCCGGGCGCGCCGTGACTTCCTGGTCGCCCGCGACTTCGGGGACCCTGGTCTCCTGGACGACGAGGAGGTGGGCGCAGAGCTGGAGCGAGTCGCACAGATCAGGCACTGGTGTGACGCACTGGAGGGCGTGGCCTTCGACCGCATCTATACAGAGGGCCGGACCATTCCTGGCTTCAAGGTGGTGGCGGGCCGGGGTCGCCGTGTGGTGACTGACCCGGCGGCGGCTATCCAGACACTGATCGACAGCGGGTACCAGCCCGAGCAGGTGGCGGAGTTCAAGATTCTACCGCTTGGCAAGCTGGAGAAGCTGGTGGGCAAGTCTGACCTCCCCGATCTGATCGGGGACTACATCACCAAGAAGGAGGGCAAGCCCTCCCTGGTGGGGGATGCGGACCCGCGTCCGCCTCTCACAGCCGCCGCGAGCGCTGCGGCGGACTTCGGGTAGACAACCCGGAGACAAAGCGCTACACTTAGGGGTGTGCCGGGGCCTTGAGCCTCGGCCCCGGCACGCTCACCGATTCACGATCTCACGAAAGAAGATGATTACAATGGCTAACCCCCGTAAGGTTGTCACCCGCGCAGATGAGAACATTCGCCTCGGCTACGTTCACCTGCTGGAGCCTTACACGGCCTCCCCGGAGCAGGACCCCAAGTTCTCGTGTATGCTCATCATTCCGAAGACGGCGAAGCGCACGCTGGCCGCGATCAAGGCAGCGCAGCAGGCCGCGATTGAGGAGCAGAAGGGCAAGTTTGGCGGCAAGGTCCCGAAGAACCTGAAGTCTACCCTCCACGACGGCGACGAGGACGCGGACCTCGAGCGTAACCCCGAACTTGAGGGGTGCTACTACATGAACGTGTCCGCGAAGCGCCGACCGGGTGTTGTCGACCGTGACCTGAACCCGATCCTCGACAGCACCGAGGTCTACTCGGGCATCTTCGCCCGCGTCTCCATGTCCGCGTACTGTTACAACACGAACGGTAACAGGGGCGTGACCTTCGGCCTGGAGAACGTTCAGAAGGTCCGCGACGGCGAGATGCTGGGCGGCGGCGCGTCCCGCGCTGAGGATGACTTCGACGTTCTGGAGGACGACAAGGACGACATCCTGTAACATAGGCCCTGATGGGTCCCGACCCCTCACCACCTTCTTGGTCCTGGTGGTGAGGGGTCGTTTTTCGTGCTCGGTTTGCGTCTTAGCGCTTGGGTGTGCTATTCTTGTTTTGTCACCGCACGGGTGACCCCTGACCTGAAAGGACCAAGACCCATGCCCCGAACACATGGACTGCGTTCCACCTACGTCGCCGGGTGCCGGTGCGACCTGTGTCGTGCCGCCAACCGCGAGTACGGTCGCAAGAAGTCGCGCATCACCGACTTGACCCCTGCTCACCGGGAGGCGCAGCGCGCCGCCCAGGAGGCCAGCGTGGAGGCTGCCACCCGCTCACACCGCCCCTGGGAGCAGTGGGAGGACGAGGTGGCCGGGGATTACTCCAGGTCGATCTCGGAGATCGCCGCCGACCTCGGTCGCACCGTCTCATCGGTGCGCAACCGCCGCGCCGTGAAGGGCCTTCGCGCCAAGTGGCACGCCGCCCACGTCCTCGAGGGAGGCGAGCAGGAATGAAGAAGTACCAGATCGACTGGGTGCAGTTTGTCGCCGCCCTGATCACCGTCGCCGCCCTGGTCGGTGCCATCGTCGCCATGTTCGCCATGCCGCGTGCGCCGTGGCCGGTGACGTTCCCCCTGCTGATCGTCGCCGCGTGTGCGTCGTTCTTCGTGGAGTGCCGCCTTGGCCGTCACGATCAGGAGGGCCGGAAATGATCGTCCCCACCAACGTCGAGCTGGGAGCCACCGGCAAGACCCATGACCTGTACGTGGATATTGAGACGTACTCGACCACCGACATTAAGCGCGGGGTCTACAAGTACTCCGAGGATCCGGAGTTCCTCGTCCTCATGTGCGCGTGGGCGCTAGATGACGGCCCCGTGCAGGTCGCCGTCGGACGCGACGAGATCATGAAGATTCCCCACCTCCTCGACGGCTCGAACGTCGTCGTGAGATTCGCCCACAACGCGCAATTCGAGCGCGTTTGCCTCTCTCGATTCCGCGGACTACCGACTGGTCAATATCTCCCGCCTGAAGCCTGGGAGGACACGATGGCCCACATGGCTGAGTGGGGATACCCGCAGTCGCTGGAGGGTGGGGCGAAGGCCCTCGGGGCCGACCCCAAGGACGGTGCGGGCGCGGCCCTCATTCGCTGGTTCTGCCAGCCGGACAGGAGCGGCAAGCGCCGCCTGCCCGAGGACCACCCCGAGAAGTGGGCGCAATTTGTCGAGTATTGCCGACAGGATGTGGCGACGATGCGAGACATGCGCCGCCGCCTCCTGAAGCGTCACGGGAGCGACTGGCCCACCACACACGAGCGCCGCGTGTGGGTTGCCGATCAGAAGGTCAACGATCTGGGCGTGCGCGTCGATCTCGACCTGGCCGCGAGCGCGGTCGAGGCGGCGAGCGAGAACCTGGCCGCCGACAAGGCCGAAGCCAAGGCCATCACGGGCGTGGAAAACCCAGGCAGCACGCAGCGGCTTCTCTCCTGGTTCGGTGGTCTCCTGCCTGACCTGAAGGCGGAGACGGTGCGCCAGGCGCTCACGCGCGACGATCTGACCGCCGATCAGCGGCGCGTCCTGGAGCTGCGCCAGAGCATGGCGTTGACCGCTCACAAGAAGTTCCAGACGGCGCTCGACGTGGCGAACACCGACGGGCGACTGCGCGGCGGCTTCAGGTTCTTCGGGGCGCACACTGGGCGGTGGGCGGGCCGGGGCCTTCAGCTCCAGAACCTGCCTCGCGCGGGCTTTGAGTCCGAGGCCGCTCAGGACGCGGCTATCCTCGACCTGAACCTGGGTCTTGGGGCCGACCCCCAGACCCTGAAGGCCCTCGTCCGCCCGCTCCTCGTCGGCCCGTTCACAGTGTGCGATTACAGCGCGATTGAGGCGCGTGTGGTCGCCTGGTTGGCCGGGGAGTCGTGGGCGCTGGAGGCGTTCGCGGAGGGCCGGGACATCTACGTGGAGACCGCCAACCGTATGGGCGGTGGGATGGGCCGTAAGGAGGGTAAGGTGGCCGTCCTTGCCCTCGGCTACAACGGCGGCGTGGGGTCTTTGCGCGCTATGGGCGGCGACGCGCTGGGCGGCGAGGCCGTCCTTCAGCGCATTGTCGATCAGTGGCGCGGGGCGAACAGGAGCATTGTCCGCTTGTGGGGTCGCCTGGAGCGCGCCTTCTACTATGGCGGGCAGGCGGGAGATCGTCTGACTGTGGAGGCGGACGGCTCCGACCGTCTGGTGCGCCTCCCGTCCGGGCGCGCGGTGGTGTATCACCAGGTGCGCGCGGGGCGCGACGGTCGCCTGTCTTTCCAGGACCCGAAGCTGAAGTGGAGGACCGAGACCTACGGGGGCCGCCTCGTGGAGAACGTCACGCAGGCGGTGGCCCGCGACGTGCTGGGGGCGGCGCTGGTTCGCCTCGTGGGGGGGGGCCACCGGGGGGGCGGGCCCGTGCCTGACGGGGGGAGCGGGGGGGGGGCGC